TATTTATGAATACCTTGGATCAAATGTATTAGAAGGATTTAGAAAAGGTAAAACATTACACTCTGAAGATAAATATAAAATGGAGGAGTGTAAAAAAGATCACGGACTTTTAGTAGATGGTGTTTGGTACGAATCATTTGAGGGACTAGATCCCATCACTGAAAATTACATTCGTAATATGAGGGCGAATGGTGAGACGCTAAATAAAAATCCTCGTATATCAATGTCAACAATACATGGAGAGAAAGGAGGTGAAGCTGACAAAGTCTTATTGTTACAAGATATTACAAATGCTGCGTTAGAAACTTTTAGTCATGACCCGGATGAATTACACAGATTATTTTACACTGGAGCGACGAGAGCGAAGCGTGAATTGCATGTCTTGGACCCAAAAGATTTTGATAAAGCTTATTTGTTATGAAATGTTTTTATTGTAACGCAGAAGTAAGATGGAACAGTGATTATGATACCGAAGATACTTATCCAGAGTCAGATCATAAAATTGTAAGTATGTATAATTGTGATGAGTGTAATACTTGGTATGAAGTGTTTCATCAAAAAAAGGAGAAAAAAAATGAGTAAAGTTTGGGATAAACAACACGGTGGGAGTCACTACCAAAAGTATGTGATACAGCCCAGTAAATTTGTGGTGGAGAATAAGTTGCTCTACCCGGAAGGATGTGCTATTAAATACATAATTAGACATCAAGATAAAGGCAAGAAGCAGGACTTGTTAAAGGCCATTCATTTTATCGAGATGATAATTGAAAGGGATTATAAGTGAGAAGTATACAAACACCTCTGTTTACACCAGAGACCGAATGGGTTATGCCGGATGAATTAAAAGATCTGCGCGGAGCCAAGCACATAGCAATAGACTTAGAAACCAATGATCCAGAGCTAAAAGAGCTGGGATCTGGTAATGTCACTGGAAAAGGCCACATTGCTGGCATTGCGGTGGCCGTAGAGGGCTGGTCAGGGTATTATCCGGTACAACACCAGCTAAATGGAAATATGGACAAAAAACTCGTGTTTTCATGGCTACAGGACATATTTAATCAAACAGAAACTACCTTTATATTTCACAATGCGATGTATGATATCTGTTGGTTGAGATCAGCAGGACTTACGATCAAAGGTAAGATAGTTGATACCATGATTGCAGCGTCTTTAATTGATGAGAATAGATTGTCTTATCAATTAAATACATTGTCAAAACATTATGTTGGTATTGGTAAAGATGAAAGTGTGTTGAATGCTGCAGCCAAAGAATATGGAGTTGATCCTAAAAAAGAATTATGGAAACTTCCTGCTATGTTTGTTGGACAATACGCAGAACGTGATGCAGAGTCTACATTAAAACTTTGGAAGAAATTAGAAACAGAACTATATCAACAGGAACTGTGGGATATATTTAACCTGGAGACAAAATTATTTCCATGTTTAGTCGACATGAGATTCAAAGGTGTAAGAGTTAATTTAGAACGAGCGGATAACATTAAAAAATCTTTGATGCACAAAGAAAAAAAAATATTAGGTAGTATTAAAGCTTTGACTGGTGTTGATATAGAAATAATGGCAGCACGCAGTATTGCAAAAGCTTTTGATAAATTAAAATTGCCTTATGATAGAACTGCAAAAAGTAAAGAACCAAGTTTTACAAAAAACTTTTTACAAAATCACCCACATGAATTACCAAAATTAATTGCAGAGGCAAGAGAACTAAACAAAGCTCACAGCACGTTTATAGATTCAATAACTAAACATGCAGTAAATGGTAGAATACATGCAGACATAAATCAAATTAGATCAGATGCAGGTGGCACAGTTACTGGTAGATTTAGTATGTCTAATCCAAACTTACAACAGATACCTGCAAGACATCCAGAACTTGGTCCTTTAATTAGATCTATTTTTATACCTGAACAAAGTCACAAGTGGGGATCATTTGATTACTCACAACAAGAACCTAGAATATTAGTGCACTATGCAAAATTACAAAACTTAACTGGTGTAGATGAAATTGTAGATGCATACAACGCAGGTGATGCAGACTTCCACCAAGTTGTTGCCGACATGGCAGGTATTAAAAGAAAACAAGCTAAGACAATAAATTTAGGTTTAATGTATGGCATGGGTAAAAATAAATTAATGGCAGAGTTAGGACTGATGAAAGAATCTGCAGAAAAATTAATAAAACAATATCACACCAAAGCTCCATTTGTAAAACAGCTTATGGATAATGTGTCTCGTAAAGCAAATGATCGTGGTAAAATTAGAACTTTACTTGGTAGAGCGTGTCATTTCGATCTTTGGCAACCAGTTCAATTTGGTGTATTTAAACCTTTACAGTTAGAGCAAGCTAGAAAAGAATATGATGAACCTTTAAAGCGTGCTTTTACTTACAAAGCATTAAATAAATTAATACAAGGAAGTGCTGCAGATATGACTAAAAAAAGTATGGTTGCATTATATGAAAATGGTATAATACCACACATACAGATTCATGATGAAGTAGATATTTCTGTTGAGTCTGACAAACAAGCGGAGGATATAATTGAAATTATGGAGTCAGCTGTGGAGTTGAAAGTGCCAAACAAAGTAGATTATGAATCTGGTGATAGTTGGGGAGATATAAAGTAATGGCAACATATTTAAATGCCGATATACCACCTATCTATTGCAAAGTACGGAAGGAGTATTTGTATGATCTTAAACAACATAAAGGCGAAAGTCTCGAATGTGTTATCTTCGGTATTACGTCTATATCAGGAATGGCGATCTTATTTAACATCATGCTTACAAACGGTGCATGTTATTGGAGACTGCCTATCAGCGCGTTTTTCCAAAAATCGCATGACAGAGCCAAGGTGCCAGATATGTCGATTGACGAGTTGGAACTGTGGAACTGTTTTAGTTACTACCCTAGTGTGCATCATTATAGTTATCTCAGCAATCAGCGTGGTAAGTTCTTAGGTAAAGACAAAAAATTTTACAAAGGTGAGTATTTATTCACAATTGATTGGGCTCATCCGGATAGTAATATTCTGGACACTGACCATTCTGAAATACCTCAAGAGCATAAGTGTGCACATATTCTCGAACTTGATAATGGTAATTTTGCTGCTCAGCCTAATAATCGTATATTGTGGAATCTTTCTCACTATACTACAGATAAGTTTTGGCCTGACTTTAAAGTCCAAAATACTTATTGGACTGTCGAAAATAAAGATTGGGTTACAGAAGATACTGACAGGATGTTCTATCAGATAGAAGACAAAGAAGATTGATTTATACCCCATAAGACTATAAAATAGTACCCCTAATTAACTTTAATCAAGGAGGATCTATGAGTAAGTTAAAAAAACTCTGGATCAGATTTAAAGTTCGTCTTTTAAGATCTTACTTTGAGATGGACGGAATCTTGAAAAAGAAAAAATGAGCAAGAAACCATTAACAATATCTGAATCAGCTGCCGTACAGATGCCAATGAAGACGGTTGCCAGTCTGATAATTATCGTGGCACTTGGAACTATGGGTTATTTTCAGATGGTAGAGCGTCTAAACATTGCTGACACTAAGATTAAAATAATGGAGCAGGATGTTGAACAGAACACAGAGTTTAGAATCAAGTGGCCGCGTGGTCAAATGGGGAGTCTTCCGGCAGATTCTGAGCAATACATGATGTTGGAAGATTTGTATAAGACCACAGATCGTATCAACAAGCATATCGAGGACATGGCTCTAAATAAAGTTAACATAGAATTTTTAACAAAACAGATGGACAAGGTTTTATCTGATATTGAAAAATTAAAAGATGCAAACAGAGAGTACAAATACAATGGCAACGGGAAGAATAACTAAAAAAATTTTAGACTATATAGCTGAGATGAACAGAACAGCAAAGCAGATGAGTTATGTAAAAGATTTAAAAAAATCTGTTGAACATGGCAAGAATGGTACACAGAAGTATGTAATTAAAGAAGGTGAAAACAAAGGTAAGGTAGTATGATAGAAGCTGTTGTAGGATTACTGATGTTTATAAATGGAGAAATTAAAGAGGCACGACTGCAAGACTCGATGGCGATGTGCCTGCGCGGGAAGCGCGAAGCGGAAAGAACTTTTTCTGAATCTGTTACCTACAAATGTTGGAAAGGTAAAGCAGAATTAGAAGACAATATTGATGGTAGCAAGAGTATCAAAAAATTGATAATAGAATAGCATGAAACAGTTTAAGTTTAATGCTGAAGTCGTTACAGGTAAATGTCCAACTTGTAGTGAGGTAACTATGTTAGTGGGTATTACTAAACAATACTATAGATGTATAACCTGCGGGGCTGATCTTGAACAATATATTAATGGCAAGATAAGTTACATACCATCTCTCACAAAAAAAACATTACAATCGGAATTGGACGGGTACTTTAGCGATGGCAAAGATTAAGGGATTTTTAAACAAGGTTGCACACGAACCTGTGTTTCATAAAACAAATATTGGACGTAATCCAAGTAAAGCAAAAATGAACAAATCGCGCCGGCGTAGTTTTAAAAAATACCGGGGCCAGGGGAAATAATGGAAGTAGCTTTAATATTATACATGTGTTCAGCATTACAAAAAACATGTCTTGAGCCATATGTATGGCCTGACACATTTTATGATAAGTACGGCTGTATGGTACAGGGCTACGAAGAAAGTGGAAAAAAGATAGCAGAAATAGGGCGAGAAGATGTCAATAAACATGATATCTACATAAAATTCGAGTGTCACGAGTATAAAATTATTTTACCAAAACCTAAACCTAAAGTTGAAACACCCACATAAACTGTCTGTCCGTCCCAAGAAAGGGACGAACAAACAAAAGGTGTGAGAAGAGACTTTTCTTTTATCTTAAAAAAATAATACTTGCAATACCTGTTTTTTAGTATATATTCCCACATGATACTCAAGGACAGCAGAGCTAAAGTGGTTCTTTAGTGGTGTCTCGGGAGAGTTCTACCCATACGCCGTAAAACCGGTTGCAGTAGAATGCTGGCTAGCTAAGGCCAAGAGAATTACTTGAGCGCGTTAGGGTGTATCGAAAGCTAGGTTACCCTAACGTGGCATGATAAAAATATGAGAAGAACAACAACAAGAAAGGAAATATGCGTTATACATATAAAGTGAGAGAGTTAACACCAGAGTCAGAAGATATTGTAGATGTTGGTGAAGCAAAACAAATGGAAGCTATGTCTCTTAAAAA